CGAGCCATCGACATCCTTGAGCTTCCTCTGAAAGAGTCCGCAGACGACATGGCCCTCGCGGTTTCTCGGGCGTCGTCAGAGGCCGCATCGAAGATCAAGGAGGCCCAGGATCAGGTCGCAGAGGCCATCCGGGCTGGAGCGCCGGGGGCGGCGGTCTTCAGCGTCGCAATCGGCAAGACAGCAGAGTCGCTCGCTGCCGCCCAAGACAAGCTTGTTGCGGCCGTCAATGAGAAAGACCCAGAGCAACGACGGGCCATGGTAGAGGCCGCCAAGAAGGACGTCGGCGCACTCTCGCAGGCCATCGAACAGCAGCTTGAAGCATCCCGAGGCATGATGTTCGGCGGCCTCGGTGTGAAGGGCGGGAGGGGAGGTCAGTTGACCGGAATCCGCCGAGTCGAGGGCGCCGGGTCTGTTCTTGCGGCCTTGGAGGGATCGTCATCGTTTGGCGGCCAGAAGCCGCAGATGGTTGCGGCGCTGAGGTCTCTGATGACTCAGGAGCAGTCGGCGCGATCGGACCTGTCGAGATCCATGACGTTCGGCAACGGCGGGCAGAGAATGCAGGCAGCAATGCGACTGGAACAGGTGCAGCAACAACTCCAGCAGTTCACGGAAGGGCTCCCCGAGGACATCAAGTCCGGCGCCGACGCCGCGAAGGCGGCAACGAAAGAGGCAACAAAGGACGCCAAGACACGCGAGGAGATGGTCGCGAGGGGTCGAGAACTCCTTGCGTCTCCGAAGCAGAGGGCGATGGAGACATTCCGAAAGGACATGGAAGCGGCGAGCCTCGCGGCGGCAGGCCCCGACCGCGATGCACTCCTCAATTCGTTCGTCAAGAACAGGGCCATGGAGATTGCCCCTGCCCTGGCCGAGCTTGCCAGAGAGCGAGAGCAGGCCATCACCCCAGCCTACTCGCCTGCCCTTATGGCGTCCGACGCATCGACGGCCGAGGGGCAGAAGGAACTCAACCGACTTCTCCGCGGTGAGGACTCCAGCAAAGACAAGAACCTCGACGAACTGAAGAAGCAAAGCGAATTGCTCTCTGAAATGCTTGAGGTCGCCAAACGCGACCACAACGTAGTCATCGACTTCTAGGAACAAGTGCGACCATGGCTGACATCACTCTCGGAACGTCCATCTCGATCAACAAGGGACTCCTCTCGGAGTCGGTCTACGTCAGCAACGTGACCGCTGCGATGTCGCAGACCGGATTCAAGACCACGACCTACACGGTGAACAGCGCCGCGACAACGCTCTCGACGGCGAACCTGAGTTCAGTAGGTTACGCGCTGTTCAGAAACCTTTCACCAGACACGGCATCAACGATCTCGGTCGCGGCTGTCTTGGGGACAGCCACGATCAGCTTCTCAACGCTTCGCCCCGGAGAGCCGGGAATGCTCCGACTGAGCGCTGGAACCGGCTATCAGGCAACGGGGACGGCTGGGGCCATCCTTCGCGTGGACATCACGGAGGGCTGATCAATGCCTAAGTTCGCAACAGAGCTTACTCAGGGCCAGTCGTTTTCAAGGACATCCGAGGACGCCGTCCTAGCCGACACAGCTTCGCGGTCGTACAAGGTAATCCTCTCGGCCCCCGGAGAGGTGTTCGACCCGCAGGCTTTCTGCGGGGTGTTCGTGGGCAGCAGGCACCCGACGAACACCAACCTCACTTGCAGCGACTTCAGTGCGAAGTTCGATGGCGACAGCCGGATGGTGGCGATCGTCACCTTCAACTACCGATCGAACCTGTCGATTGCCTCGGCGAACAACCACAAGAACCCCAAGCAAACGCACCCCAAGGAGCGACCAGCGACATGGACTTCAAGCTCTACGCTCTACGAGGCTCCGGCATATGTCTGGAGGACGATAGCGCAAAACGCAAATGGCGACATCACGTCCTACTCCGACTGGGGTGTCCCAGGCATCGCCGCAACAGGCGAGCGGTTTGAAGGCGTTACGAACATGGTGTCAATGATCAACTTCAGGATCGTCCAATACGTTGATTTCGATCCGATGATGCACCACGCCTACACCCAGTACGTCAACTCTGCTCCAATATCAATTGGAAGCCTGAACTGCAACGTCCACACTTTACTCGTCAAGGGCGTCGAGGTTGAGCCGCACACAGAGCCATTCATGGGTTCTGTCTGGCAGGGCTACAAGGTCACATACGAGATCGCGTACAAGAAGAATCCCGTGCTGGTCCCAACTCCGGCAGACAGGTCGGTCCTCTGGCCCATTGAAGTCGGATGGGATCAGCTTCAGCCAGTCGAGGGCTACAAGATCGTCAACTCCGGCCTCGGCGTGACAGGCGTCGATCAAAACGCCTTAGCTCTCCGGCACGTCAACTGGGTCGTTCAGGAGAGTCCGCTGGCGTATGCCGACAACACGCAGGGCAAAGTTGTGGCCGCGTGCGTGATGCTCTCCGGCAAGGAGACGGGGCGTATGCAGGCGAGGGCCTCAAGCCCGGTCGCGCTGAACCTCGGTCAGTCGGGGCTTCCAGACGGTACGCCACGCGATCTCATCAACACTGTCGGCGGGAAATACCTTTCACCGATCTTGCTTCGCGTTCAGGTGCAGCCAGAAGCCGACTTGTCGGCGGTCTTCGGTCTTAGGCTACAGGCGTAATCATGCCAGACGGCTACCTCGTCGGCCCCGGCCTTGCCGGGAGAATCCGCGACACAATCCGAACCGTCGATTCTATGCAGGCTGGCGAAGGCGAGCCGCCGACACTCTTGCGGACGACGTTCGACGAGCCGACTGGCCCGCCACGCTTCCGCATCGGCACCTTCGGCACCGCGGCCTGGAGCCTCGGCAGCGCCAACACCGTCACGCTGTCGAACGTCGGCGTCACCGGCTACACGGTCTTGGCGACCAACGTGTTCGGGTCGCTGCCTGCGGCGGGGTCAACGCAAACGTGTGCCATCGCCAAGGACGGGACGGCGTGGTACTTGATCCAGCCAACTGGACAAAACGCCGTCGGGTATACGTCCTCTGCGTGGGCAAAGGGAACGACTCAGTCGATACAGATTTACGCCGGAGTGCTAGGCGGCGAGTCGCCCACGGGCACCTACATCACTGCATACAATGGGTTTGCCGCCATCGGATCGTCAAAGCGAGTGATTATAGCTAGAACGTTTGGAGACAACTGGCACGTCATTTCTGCGGAGTGCTCATGATGTTCGCCGAGATCGCCGCCAACCCTGCCGCGTTGCCCCTGTGGGGCGTGTTCGTGTTCGCGGCGCTCATGTATCCGCTGGGGCTGTTGCTGCCTGGGTGCCCGTGTTGCGAAGGGGGTAGCTGCACCCAGTGTGGCTTCTTGTATTACGGCTACCAGACTGGGCAATACTCAGATGGGCGGCTGTGCTGCACGGGTGCAATCGCATCCAGCGTAACGCTCAGGCTCACGAACATAGGGCCGAACACTTCAAGTAAGGTCACGCGCGGAAGCGGGGCTTCGTACACAAAAACGACATCTTCTTTCGCATGCAGTTCAATGGCAGGCGATTACGTCTTGCCGTTGGTAAGACAGGTTTATGGAGGAAGCTCCACCCAGGAGGCCACATGCCGATGGACAATGATCGTAACCGAAACATGCACCGCCGGAGGTTCGGCAAACGTGCAGCCCTACGTTTACTACAACAGCCAGCAAACACCGGGCGATGAACTGAGCTTTCCGCAATACTGGCTGTTTCTTACTCAGTTCGTCTGGAAGATGGCCGGAACGTACAGAGTGCAAACCTGTTCAGGGCATCCAGGCGTTGAATCATGCAATGTCGGCCAAACATGGACGTCTGCTTCGTGGAAGACAATGGTTGACGTTGGCCCTTCGTTTCCGACGATGCTCCCGAAAATCCTCCTGTCTGAGCAAAGGTGCAATCCTGCCGGAATCGTGTTCGATAACAACATCAAGCCATGGGCCGTCCAAGCCTGCGACGTTGGCTTTGGGTTCTTTGGTCCTGGCGAGACAGGCTGCGAGTTCAAAGTGGAGCTTGTCTGATGCTGTGCGACTACTCCCCCGACGACCTTACCTGTCGTGCCTGCGGCCATGTCGCTCTCCGTCTCCCCACCTATCGGGAATGTACGGCGACCCGGATCTACCTCCCCCGGCCGATGCTCGGGGATGCGCTGGCGAGGCTCCTGACGACCGTCGGGATCACCGAGGCCCGCGTCTCGTCCTGGCTCGGTGGGGCCGACTGCGGCTGTGCCAGTCGGCGGAAGTGGATGAACAGAGCCGGGGGCCTCGCGGTGGACCGGATCGAGCGGTGGATCAATGCCTTTTCGAGGTTTGCGTTTGGGGGGTAGCCGAGGCTTGCATCGCCGCCGATCGGAAGTCCCAGCAAAAACCCCCATCCTGACACCCCCTCGGGGCTGTGGTAAGCTACCCGGCATGACAAAGCCGCCCGAAAAAAGGCTCGATATCGGGGAGTCTGAGGAGGTCTTCGACACCGACGTCGATGGCCTGCCGCAGATGCCGCCGACCGACGACATCGGGTGGCTACGGACACCCCAGAGGCCGTCGCGTGAGCGCAAAAGCCAAGCCCCCAAAGCTCCTCGATCTTCTTCAGCGGGAACTCGCAAGCCCCGCAAGACCTAGGTTCCGTTGGTTCGCGGACCTGCCAGCGGACGTGCAGGCCGACTTTCTGGAGGCCAAGCGGCTATGGCGAGACGGGACGTACAAGGTCACCGCGAACCGAATGGCGACAAATCTGGTCGCCGCCGCGAAGCAGATGGGAATCGACCCCCTGCCGTCGAGAACGGCCGCAGCCGACTGGCTGAAAGACTGATCGCCGCCGACCCGACGATCCTCGGGCCACCCCAGATCACGACGACGACCGACGGCGACACGAAGACGATCCAGTCGGCGTCGCATGGGATCAGGACCGTTGACGATCTCCTCCGGCACATCGAAGCCGATCTCACGAAGTTCGAGGTCGTCGCGAGCGAAGCGACTGTCTGGGAATCTCCCAGCGACGGCGCCAAGGTGCCGCTCTACCGCGTCTGGGTGAAGCTCCGGCCCCGCGGCGGCCCCGGCGTCCTTGACGCTGTGAAGGCCATGCTCGACGGCGCCGCCGCCTCGATCACCCGCAAGGCCCGCAAGCCGCACCGCCCCCGCACCGGCGGCGCGTGGCAGGTGCTGGTCGTGGCCGACGTCCACCTCGCCAAGCTCGCCTGGACGCCCTCGACCGGCGAGGCCGACTACGACCTCGACATCGCCACCCGGCTCCTCCGCGACACGTCCCACGAACTGGTCGCCAGCGGCGACGCGATCTTCAAGCCGTCCCGAAGGACCGTGGCCTTCCTCGGAGACTTGTTCCACTTCGACACCCCACACGGCACGACGAGCAGCGGAAACACCTACCTCGACCGCGACTCCCGCATCCAGAAGATGCTCGACGTCGGCACCGACGCCCTCCTCGACGTCGTGGCCCGGTCGGCCGAGACCTGTCAGACCGACGTCGTCCTTGTGGCCGGGAATCACGACGAGGCCCTGTCGTGGGCGTTCCACAAGATGCTCTCGATCCAGTTCGCGAAGGACGAGCGGGTCACGATCGCCAAGAGCTACACCGCCCGTACCTACGCCCATCACGGCGGGACACTCCTCGGGTTCGCCCACGGCAACCGGGCCAAGAAGAAGCTCCCGCAACTGATGGCCTACGAGCGCCCCGCCCTGTGGGCACAGTGTCCCTACCGGGAATACCACACCGGCCACTTCCACTCCCAGGCGGCCGAGTGGCAGCGGCCCATCGAGACGATCGATTCGGTGGTCGTGCGAACCGCCCCTGCCCTCTGTCCTGCGGATGAATGGCATTCCGCGAACGGCTTTCTGGGGAGCCGCCGGGCGATGGAGACGTTTTTCTACAGCCACCGCGGGGGCCTCGACGGGATGCTCGTCGCCGGGCCGGAGGAGGAGGGGAAATGAGCGAGGTCAACTACCTGCGGCGAGCGGTTGAGTTCGGGATGGAGCATTCCGACGACCCCCGCACAAAAATCGGCGCAGCCGTCAAGTTCTCCCCTGCATTGCCGCACTTGGTCTTCGGGGCAAACCGCCTGCCGGAAGGCGTTCGCCTCATTGACGCTCGCATCTCCCAAGAACACAAGGCCCGCTACATCGAACACGCGGAACGAGACGTCATCTATGCCTGCGCGAGGAGAGGCATTCCGGCTTTTGGCGCTGTCATGTACGCCCCGTGGTTCGCCTGCTGCTGCTGCGCCAGGGCGATCATCGTCTCCGGCATTCGCGAGGTCGTCGGGCTGGCGAGTCTCCACGCGATGACGCCCGACCGATGGTCCGACGACATCGCCGCGGCACACCAGATGCTCGCCGAGGCTGGAGTCGGGATGCGGTGGCTCACCGCGAAAATCGGCACGACGATCCTGTTCGACGGCAAGGAGGTGGAGATATGACCCCGACGATCATCGGTCTCTGTGGGGCCGCAAACGCTGGCAAGAACCTCGTCGCGCGGCTCGTCCAGCCCGACGCGACCATCGCCTTCGCAGACCCCCTCTACGAAGCCCTGTCGGTCATGCTGGGCATCCCGGTAGCTACCCTGCAAGACAGGGAGTTCAAGGAGCAGGTCATCCCCTGGCTGGGGAAGTCGCCTAGGCAGATGCTCCAGACCCTCGGGACCGAGTGGGGCCGGGGAATGGTGAACCCCGGAATCTGGCTGATCCTGGCCGAGAGGCGAATCGAGGCGGCTGTCGCGTCGGGGGCGAAGTCGATCGCCATCACCGACGTCCGTTTCGACAACGAAGCAGAACTCATTCGGCGTCTGGGCGGCACCGTCGCCCAAGTCGTCAGGCCCGGCGCCCCGACGTGCGTAAGGCACTCAAGCGAGGGGGGCATCAGCCGCCACCTGATCGATGTGACCATCGAAAACAAAGGCTCAATCGGCGACCTCCACACCGCGGTGCAGTGCCTTCTGATCCTCCGCGAGGCGGCGGGCCAAAATGCTACACTGAAAGATATCACGGAGGGTGACTATCGTGACCGAAGAGTCGAAGGCTGCGCTGTTTTGAAGTTCGGCACGCAGTTGGGCGTCCCCGTCCTGATCCTGGGGGCGGTCCTGTACATGGCGAGAGAGGCGGGAATCGCCATCTACTCGTCGGCCGTCGTCCCGCTGGTCGAGGCACACGCGGAGTTCCTTGACGCCACACAGGGGACGCTCAAGGAGATCGGCCACACGCAGAAACAGCAGGCCGAAACCATGCGTGAAATCGTCGTCGGGCAACGCGAATTGGCAACGATCATCGAGGCGCAACGGGGGGAGAACTGATGGCGACAGCCTCCGACGCCCCCGAAGTCCTCAATCTCTCCTGGCGGCGGGGTGACGAGTTCGGCAAGAACCTCATCTACACCGAGGATCTGACCGGCGCCACCGCCCTGACGACGCTCTACAGCCTCCGCACGGGGGCTGACGTCACGGCCATGACGACGGTCATCACGGCGGGGGCCACCGCGTCGAGCGTGGCAATCAGCCTCTCCGAGATCCCCTCGGCCGCTCTTCTCCTCGGCACCTACGGCTGGAGGCAGGTCATCATCGCCGCAGGAAGCGTGCAGAAGACCCGAATCGTCGGCAGGGCCGAGGTGACGCCGTGAGCATCAACGTCACGAACACGAAGTCCTCGATCTCGGTGGCCGACGACAAGGTGACGGTCAAGGTCACCGACGGCATCGGGCCGCAGGGGCCAGTGGGGCCTGTGGGTCCACAGGGGCCTGCGGGCGCCGGGTACACCCTCCCCGCCGCAACCACGACCGCCCTCGGTGGCCTCATCGTCGGCGACAACCTCACGGTTGATTCCAACGGTCGCGTCTCCGGCCAGCAGGGGGGCGTGACGCTCCTCAACGGCCTGACCGGGAGCGTGACGATCACCTCGGCCGGTGGCATCACGGCCTCCGGCGGGACGATTACGATCGGCTACGTCGCCCCGCCCGTGTCGAGCGTGGCAGGCCGCACCGGCGCGGTGACGCTGACGACTGCCGACCTCCCAGACTTCGCAACGCAGGCGGCCAAGTACGGCCCGGTATCGAGCGTGGCGGGCCGCACCGGCACGGTGACGCTGACGGCCTCCGATGTCAGCGGCCTGGGGGCGATTGCGACGCAGAACGCCCTCGGAAACATCAGTTCCGCAGGCGCCATTGGCTCGACGAGCGGATTGCCCATCCTCACGACCACCTCGGGCGTCTTGGCGGCGGGGGCATTCGGGTCTTCGGCCGGGTCGGTGTGTCAGGGCAACGACAGTCGATTGAGCGACGCCAGAACGCCCAGCGGCGCCGCGGGCGGCGACCTCACCGGCACCTTCCCCAACCCCACGCTCGCCGCCACTGCTGTCTCAGCCGGAAGCTACGGGTCTGCGTCGGGCGTTGCGACGTTCACGGTGGACGCCAAGGGCAGACTGACCGCCGCCGGGACGACGTCCATCGCCATTGCGGCAGCAGCCGTCAGCGGCCTTGGATCACTCGCCACGCAGAGTGCGATCGGCAACATCAGTTCCGCAGGTGCCATCGGATCGACAAGCGGCCTGCCGGTCATCACGACCACTGGAGGCGTCGTCACCGTCGGATCGTTCGGATCGACGGCGGGGACGTTCTGCTCGGGAAACGACGCCCGACTGAGCGATGCGAGGACGCCGCTGGCTCACAATCAGGCGTGGTCAACGATCACCAGCACCCCGACGACGCTGGCGGGGTACGGGATCACGGACGCCGCCCAAGCGTACTCCCGCCGCTTCGCGTGGGCATCGCCCTACTCCTACTCCGGGCGAGCCGCCGCCGGTTCCGCTACCTCCGCTTCTGTTTGGACGATCAAGCGGTCGCAGGTTTCAGCCGCCGGTGCCGTCACCGCTACGCTCACTGCCACCAACGTCGCCTGGGACAACTACGCTTCAGCCTCCTATTCGTGATCGACATGAAATCAAACGCAATCATCGAATCGGACGGCAGGACGTTTCCAGCGTGGGATGTGTCGCTTGCAATCACGCAGCGACTCCGCGAGGACGGCACCGAGCCGATCTCGTTTTCGCTCCAGTGCGTCCCTGTTCGCATCAACGAGCATGGCGCTAGGGAGACGCTTGATAGCGCTGCGGTCCTGTTCGTCCGTGGCCGCGAGGGCGAGATCACGGACCCGCGAGAGCAGGCAGCGTTTGCCGTTGTCCAATCTGCCGTGGTGGACTTCCTCCGCTCAAAGGGGCTTTGAGAAATGGCGACTTACTTCGCTCGCGCGAGCGGCAACATCAACGGCGCTATCTGGGCGACGACGCCAACCGGAACGGCGGCGACCGCTACGTTCACTTCCACAGACGTTCTGTGCGCGAATGGCATTTCCGCAATCGTCATCAACGTAAACACGACCGTCGCGCAGATCCGAAACGACGCCTTCAACGACGGGGCCAACACCGCAACGGCGGGCGGCGGTTTCTCGCTCTCTCCTGGCGTGACGCTGACCGCGAACCTCATTCGTGGTGCCTCGACCCTTCTGTCGATCACTGCCACAGGGACATACACAATCAACGGTTCCGTGACATCGAGCGGACCGGCGGGGTTTGGTATTTCGTTTAGCGGCCTAGGAACACTGAATCTAACCGGCTCCGTTTCTTGCCTTGCAGGGACGGGTGTTATGGCTGGTATTCAGTGTAATGGGGCAGGTACGTTGAACATCACCGGCAACGTGACTGGTGGTTCTAGCTCGGCGTTCAATGCCGGGTTGTTCATCGACGGCCATAGTGGGCCTATCAACATCACTGGCGATGTCATAGGAGGAACAGTAGCCCACGGCTTTCACTTTAACGGAGGCACTCCGCCAATCACGATCACCGGCAATGTGATCGGCGCTGCTGTCTCTGGGATTACTTTGTTGGCTAATAACAATCAATCAATAACCGTCAATGGCGCGGCGGTTGGCGGAACACTGGCCCCTGGATTACAGGTCGCTAACGCAGGCACTTGCATCGTGACGCGAGCGAAGGCCAGCGCAACGCAGCCTGGAGTAAATGGCGGCACGATCGGCGTCCGCGTAACCGAGGTCGAGTACGGAGACAACGGAATGTCGCCAACGACTGGGATCATATTTTTCACGCCTTCGACATCCAACATCGCCCTCGTCCAAATGGTCGGAGGAACGACGGCTGGTACAAAGAAGACACTGGTCGATCCGATCTCCACGGGCTTTTATCCGGCAACCGGCGACGTACGCAGCGGCACTACCTACGCTGGCGGAACGCGAACAGGAACGCTCGCCGTGCCTGCTGCGTCTCTGGTCGCTGCTGGGGTCGCTGTGGACAACACCACCGGGACGGCAGCAATCACTTCGACAGCCATGCAAACGGCGTGTTCGTCGGCGCTGACTGCGTTTGCGAGCGGGCGGCTCGCTGATGTGGCGACGACGGCGACGACAGGCCAGCAGATTGCCGACGCGACGTGGTGACAGAGGCCATCCAATGAAAGCACTGATCACGGGAATCACCGGGCAGGACGGCAGCTACCTCGCGGAGTTGCTGCTGGCGAAGGGCTACGAGGTGCATGGAATCGTGCGGCGGTCCAGCACGTTCTCGACTGGCAGGATCGAGCATCTCTACGAGCGGCTGCATCTGCACTACGGGGACGTCACCGATGGCTCGTCGCTCTACAGTTTGTTGCGAAAATTGCAACCAAGTGAGGTGTACAACCTCGCCGCCCAGAGCCATGTCCGCGTGAGCTTCGACCAGCCGACCTACACGGCCCACGCCACGGGCGTCGGGACGCTCGCCGTCCTTGAGGCCATGCGGGACGTCGCCCCGAAGGCCCGCTTCTATCAGGCGTCGTCGAGCGAGCAGTTCGGCAACGAGCCGTCGCCGCAGTCGGAGACGACAGCCTTCCGGCCGCGGTCGCCCTACGCCTGCGCGAAGGTGTTCGCCCACCACCTCGCCGTCAACTTCCGCGAGAGCTACGGCCTCCACATCTCCTGCGGCATCCTGTTCAATCACGAAAGCCCCCGCCGGGGCGAGACGTTCGTGACTCGGAAGATCGCCCAGGCCGTAGCCCGGATCGCCGCCGGGAAACAAGAAAAGGTCGTCCTCGGGAACCTCGATGCCCGGCGCGACTGGGGTTTTGCGGGTGACTACGTCGAGGCGATGTGGCTCATGCTCCAGCAGGAGCAGCCCGACGACTACGTCGTCGCCACGGGCGAGACGCACAGTGTCCGCGAGTTCCTTGAGGTGGCCTGCGAGCGGGTCGGCCTCAAGCCCGAGGCGATCGTCGCCCACGACCCGCGGTACGACCGGCCTGCCGAGGTGGACTGCCTCCTCGGGGACGCCGAGAAGGCGCGGCGCGTCCTCGGGTGGCGGCCTTCGGTCGGCTTTCGCGACCTCGTTCACCTGATGGTCGATGAGGAGGTCCGTCAGGCAGGTGCTTGAAGCCGACGATGTCGGCGGAAACAAGGCTCCAGCCAAAGAGCATGGCGGCCGTCACGACGCCCCACTCGGTCTGAACGTCCTGCGACGGGAACAGCGTCGCGACGTCGGCAATGGCGCGGCCCGGATCCTCGGCGTCGATCTCCACGGTCCCGCAGCCGGTCTTTCCCCGGCAGGTCAGGCAGGGCCTCATTGGGTTGTGGGGCTGGCACTGCCGAAGGTCGCTAAAGCCAATGCTGACGGTCCACCTCTTCATCGTTCGCCTCCCATGCGTGTTTGTTGATTGTGCCGATGGTATACGTCTGTACAGGTGAGTCAAGAAAAAAGGCTAGCGTGCTGTCATGCCAGCGATTTCCGCCTCCTCGGAGGGGGAGAGGAGGTGGACAGAGACCACCTCGGCGAGGGGCGACATCTCGGGGGGGTCGGCCTCGGAGAGGGCCGTGTCGATCGCCTGGGCGGCGTTGACGGCCATGACGGGGCGAATCTGCGAGTCGATCATCGCGTGCGGCTCGGCCGAGGCCGGATCCCGCCACCCCACCAGCACCGCGTACCTGCGGATCGCTGGACCCATGGTTCCCCTCCATTTCACCAAGGTGTCTGAGGTTTCAGCATGAAACCTGCGACGGGAACTTTAGGGGAACGAGATCAATGTGGTCAAGGGGGCGTCACGAAGCCCGTTTGCGTTTCCTGCCGCCGGGCTTTTTCGCCCCGCGTTTCACGCCAGCGCACCACGCCATTCCAGACCGCGCCGCCGCCTCGGCCGTGTGGCGGTAGACGAGCCAGATCAAGCCAACGACCTGCTTCCCCTCAACCCGCCCGCCGACCGACAGGCCGGTCGCCTTGTCGAGGTGTTCGCGGAGCCATTTCGTGATCATCTGTCGGCTGCACGGCAGGATCGCCAGAGCCTCGGTGACAGTAATCAACTCGCCCCGTTCGTCCTTCATGCCGCACCTCACGAGAACCACTGGAAAACCAGTGCGATTTGCTTCGTGAGATCGAGGTGGCGATGATCCCTTGTCTACACCGTAAGAGTGGAGACGGAGGGGATAGTACCCTCACTAGACATCGTCAGAGGGACCGACTAAACCAATGGCATGGACGCCACTCAGGAGACCAATGCCATGCTGCTTCGTGAACTGCTCGACAAGGAATACGCGATCGTCCGCGGACTCCGTCCCAAGGCTATCTACCAAGTTCGGCTGACCCTCTCCCGTTGGGCCGACTTTCTCGGGAGAGGACCGCGTACAACGGATCTGACGAATCTGCGGGTCATGGAGTTTCTCCAGTACCGCAAGGGCGTCGTTGCCCTCGGGACGGTTCTCAAGGACAGGAACGGCATCTGCGGCCTGTGGAACTACGCCGCCAAGCAAGACCGAACGCTACCGTTCCCGACATTGCCCCCCATGAGTCCCGTAAAGCGGGCGCCAAAGGCGTACCGGGTCGAGGACGTCTCGGCCATCCTCCGGGTCGCCAAAGCCCTCCCCGGCGACATCCTGGGCGTCCCGCGGGGCCTGTGGTGGGCCTCGATCTGCCGAACCGCCTGGGAGACGGCCGAACGCCACAACGCCCTCGCCGTCCTCAAGTGGAAAGACGTCGATCTGGAGGGGCGGCTGATCACGTTCCTGGCCGAGGGGCGGAAGGGTGCGAGGGCCGACATCCAGCGGGAAATCAGCGGCGAACTGGCCGAGTGGCTGGGGGACATCCGCCGCCAGCCCAACGACCTCGTCTGGCCCTGGAAGGGGGCGGAATCGACGCAGTGGCTCGAATTGAACCGGATCTGCGCCCTCGCGCAGGTGACCCTGCGGGGATTTCACGGGTTTCGCAAGTCCAACGCCTCCTACCTGACCGCGGCGCGAGGGGTCGGAGCCGCCGCCGAACAGCTTGGTCACAGCAGCGCCGCCGTCACGCTACGCCACTATGTCGATCGCACCATCGCGAAGCCCGCCGAGACGGCAATTGACCTGCTTCCGAAGCTCAATTTGGAAAACTGGGAAAAATAGGCGTTGATTCGGGGCTGGCTACCCCGCATGATGCTGTCACACCCCAGGAGGGATGCACATCATGACCAAACGGCCCCCAATGAAGGCGGCCACCCTGCCCGACATCGCGCTCGGGAGCTACGAGGCCGCTGCCGTCACCGGAAGCCAGTACAGCCGCCCCGCGCGGCTCGCCAAGGCCGGGAAACTCGTCTACCGGCCGCTGGCTTCGGGCTGGTCGGAAGCCCGGCAGAACGAGGTGTTTCTGTACTCGTTTCGGGACTGCGACGAGAACTATCAGGAGTACATGGCCTCGCTCGCCGGAGGACGGACCCCCGGCAGGCCGAGGGCCGAGGAGTACCTTGCCCAGCGGGAGCCGATGATCAAGCGGCTCCAGGCGGTCGAGCCGATCCTGTACGACGACGCGATCGGCACCGCCGAGGCCGCGATAATCCTCGGTGTCCACATCACGCTGGTGAATCGCCTGATCCGCTCCGGCGATATCCGGGCGAGAGTTCCCATCAATGACCGCTACCCCGACCGGGCCGGAGGCGTCTACATCGTCAGTCGCCGGTCGTGCGAGGAGAACCGGGCGAAGTACGCGGCACTGGAGGCCGCGGGGAAGAAGACCGGAGCGAAGCGGAAACCCGGAACGCCTCGGGTCGTGTCCCGTCCTGCCCCGGTGCGAAAAAAGCCGCACAAGCGAATGTCTTGACCGGGGACTAACTCCTCTGTAGATTGCCCCTCGCCCAGGACGGACGTCGGGCGATCTACCGGAGGATGCACGGATGCCAGTCGGACTGTGGAGTCACCAGCGCGAGGCGATCATGTACGCCCGCGGCAAGCGGGACGTCATCCTCCACCTCGGCATGGGCTGCGGGAAAACCCGCACGGCGATCGAGATCATCAAGGAGTTGATGATCGGTCGGCTCACTGCCCGCATTCTCATCTGCGCCCCGAAAGCCGTCGTCGCGGCGTGGGCGAAGCAATTCTCGATGTGGATGCCCGAGATGCGCGTCCTCGTCCTCGATGCCGCCACCGGCACGTCGGCCGACAAGGAGGAGGCGCTGAAGGGCGCCCTCGCCGACACCTCGCCGCTGGCTGTCTGCATCAACTACGAATCGGCGTGGCGGGTCGGGTTGATCGAGAAGACGAAGTGGGCCGTCCTCGTCTATGACGAGGTTCATCGGCTCAAGTCGCCGTCGGGAAAGGCGAGCCGCTGGGCAGCGAGGATGGGGAAGTCCAACCCCGAGGCCAAGCGGATCGCCTTGTCGGGGACGTTGATCAGCCACAGCCCCCTCGACGCCTTCGGTGTCTACCGGGCCGTCGAGTCGCCGGACTGCCAGACCTTCGGTCAGACGCACGGGGCGTTCAAGACGCGGTATTGCGTCACCAATCCGCATGTCCCAGGCATGGTCGTCCGCTTCATCAATCAGGACGAGATGCGGAAGAAGATCGCCGACACGACGTTCTATCGCCGGTCGGAAGACGTCCTCGATCTCCCGCCGATCATGCACGAAGAGTTGGCCTTTGAGCTGAATCCGGCCGAGGCCCGCGTCTACCGGGACTTGGAGAAGGACTTTTGCAGTTTGCTACGCGACAAGACGGTGACACCAGCCAATGCGATGGTCGGCGCCCTGCGGCTGCTCCAGTGCTGCGGCGGGTACATCACCCCCGACGGCGAGAAGGTCGGCGTCCAGATCGCCGACGAGACCCCGTCGAAGACGGCCCGTTTCGTCGAGTGGCTGGAAGACCTGCCGGAGCGTGAGCCGCTCGTCGTGTTCTGCCGGTTTCGGGCCGACATCGCCGCCGCCCGAAAGGCCATCGAATCGACTGGCCGCACCACCAGCGAACTGTCTGGTACGATGAATGATCTGGCCCAGTGGCAGGCTGGCAAGACCGACGCGCTCGTCGCCCAAATCGTCTCGGGCGGCATCGGGATCGACCTCACCCGCGCGTCGTTCGGAGTGTTCTACTCCATCGGCCACTCCCTCTCCGAATGGCTCCAGGCCATCGCGCGCCTGCACCGCCCCGGCCAGACCAAGCACACTTCGTTCTATTCGCTGGTGGCTACGCTACCGCACAATCGTTTGACCGTTGAGGGGCGGGTCTATGCAGCCCTTCGTGACAGAAAGGATGTCGTCAGTGAACTCGTCTCCCTCTACCGAGACTTCGACCCTCGCCGACCTGTCGGGTCGTCTGGCTGAAGTCCAGTCGCTCACCGACACCATCGACGGCCTCGAAGAACAAATCAAGACGCTCAAGAAGCGTCGCGAACACCTTGAATCCCTGTGCGTCGAGGACTTGCTGGCATCAAAGACCGATCGACTCGGTGCCGCGGGCAGGCTGTGGCGCGTTGAGTGGACCCATTCCATCTCCGCCACCGAGGCCAACAAGGAACAATTGCTCGCCGCCGCGAAGGCCCTCGGCATCGACGCCGACTCGATCATGCAGGTCAACACATCCAAGCTGAAGAACATCGTCAAGGAACTGGCGGAAAACGAGGGCCGTGACGTCCGCGAGAAGTGGACGGCAGGCACCCCGTTGGAAGGTCTGGCCGGGGAGTACGTTGCTCCCCGGTTGCGTTCGGTGAAGGCGGGCTGAAGCCCGCAAAACTCAGAGGAGTAGTCAATGACTACCGCGATTTCGACTGTGAACAGTGTGTCCTTCGGGAGCCTCGTCCCCGGTTCCCGGCAGATGGCGATCATCGCCGCCAACATGGACGGCGAGCCGATCAACGAGATGGATCTGACGAAGGTCAAGAACCCGGCCGGTGGCAGTACGACGTGGGAGATCGACAACCAGGGCAACGTCGAGACGTCGCCCGAGATCGTCGGTGTCCTCGTCGCCATCGGCAAGCGGGGCGTCCTGTGGCCCCGTGAGGAGATCGGTGAGGAGCCGCCGGTCCTCGTCACCAACGACCTCGTCACCGGCTACCGCGTGTCGGACAAGCTCGGGGACATCGACCCGAAGGCCCTCGAACGCTACCGGACTGGAGATCGCCGCTATGACTGGCACGCGATCTCCGAGGGGCCGGAGTTCGGGCCGAAGTCTGGCAAGGGTGGCGTCGGCAAGCGGGTGAAGGAGAGCAGGACGCTCGCCATCCTCCGCGACGGCGACGTCTGGCCGCTCCTGATCTCGGTCGGGCCGGGCAGTCTCGGGTCGTTCCTGCCGTTCCTCAAGAAACTCCCCTGTTTCCACTACGAGGCCGTCATCGGCCTCAAGCTCCAGAAGGAGAAGTCGAAGAGCGGCATCGGCTACTCGATGATCGTCCCGCGGCTCGTCGGGCAACTGTCCGAGGAGCAGGGCGAGTTCGTTCGTGAGACCTACACGAACAACTTCAAGAGGATGTTCGCCGCGATCCCGAACGGCGCGACGGTGGCGGCTGACACCTCGACCGTGGACGCCGAAGGCCCGTTCTGAAACGGACGCCGGGCCGGTGGCGCGAAACCGACCCGGCCGTCCGTAGCGTGTTCAACCTCGGGCGAGCCTGTCGGCCGGTCGCCCAGGCGCAGGCGGCGTAGTAGCGGCGCAAGTCGATGACGGGCGGCAGTGGTCATTCTCCCCACATAGCACCCCATCGGCGTTCTTTCCCCTGCTGACCGGAGTGATCCGGTCAGCAGGGGATTTTTTCACTACCACACATGAGGATGATGGAGTGCAATATGGCATTTGAGTTCGATCCAGACGAGATGTTCCGGCTCTGCGCACTCTACCTGTCGAAAGGCATGAAGATTGTCCGCGTCGAGGGCATCTGGCCCAACGGGTACTGCACCTGCGGGAACAAGTCGCACTTCACCGACCCGGCAAACGGCCTCGCCACTGCCGGAGCGAAGAAGTGCGGCAAGCATCCGGTCGGCGAGGGGTGGGCGAACCACTACGCGAGGTCGGAAGACGACATCCTGCGGTGGCTTGCCGATGGAGTTCCTTTCAATGTCGGATTGCTCCTCGGACCCGAGGGCGGCCTGATCGACAACGAGGACGACACCCCCGCCGGGACGGCTTTCCGAGAGTCGCTCGGGCTTGCATTGCTTGAGACTCCGACATGGACGTCTGGGAAATCAATGCACCAAGCGACTCGATGGACCGAGAAGCTGTCGGTCGTCGGGAAGCAGAAGGAGACGATCTCCGGCCTGGAGATTCGCGTGGGATGCGGAAAGATGACACAGAGCGTCTTGCCGCCGTCGTGGCACTGGAGCGGGGTTCAGTACAAGTGGAAGCCGGGCTTCTCGCCCGACGACATCGACTTCGCCGAGACCCCGCATGAACTTCTCGTCCCCTTGATCAACGGAGTCGATGGGTCGCCGACGATCGTCAGCAGCAGCGCCCCGGCTCGCAGCATCCTGTTTGAGAAGGTCAAGGACGGCGACGGCCGCCACGACAAGATGCTGCGGTGGATGTGGCTGAAGTTCATCAAGACGAACGATCCGCTCAACAGGGCGACGTCCGAGGAGATGCTTGCGGAGCTTCAGGACACGAATCAGTGCCGCCTCGATCCCCCGAAGTCGAGGGACGAGATCACCGAGATGTTCAACCGCACCAGCGAGCGGTTCAGGAAGAAGCTGGAGGGCGGATGGCGCCCCCGAGAGTCAGACCTGACCGACGCGGCGGTGGCCGCGGAGGCCAGGGCGCTCGCGGCGGGGGGGGACGACAGCGAGTCTCTTCCGGTCTGCGGGCTGATCAAGTACGGCATTGGTCAAGTCCGACCCGCCAGAGATCATCCTGTGCGTCGATGCGTGGAAGTCGTCGCCGTGTCACGGCAGGGTGTCGCTTTCGATGGACGAGTTCCGCTCCTCGCAGAAGGTGGCGTCGGCCGTGTTCACCGCAACCCAGCGGGTCATGCTCGACGCCAATCCGTCGCTGTGGCGAAAGGCGTGGCACGGCCAGGAGCCGTCCAAGAAGAACGGAGGCATAGAGGTTCCCGGCCTTGCGCAACTCCTCATGGAGAAGAAGCAGGCCGAGGACGACCTGCCCGCGGGGGTGTCGAGCTTGAGGTATGCGGTCGTCGCCGGGTGGCTGCTCGACACCTTCAAGAAAGCCACGTCACCGAAGGACGAAGAAAAGCCGGAGCCAAACGAGTCGGGGCGCCCCTGCGAGGTCAAGCCGGGGGTGATCTGGTTCAAATGGGCCAAGACTTGGGAGGACATCGGCCGGATGCACGACGTCCAGGCCGGGGATCGCCTGAAGCTGAAGCGGATGCTCTGCCAGGAGGTCGGCGTCAAGGACTTCCGCGAGGACAGGCACACGTTCGGAGGCGTTCGGCAATCGTTCGTGGTGTTTGACGACAAGTTCCGCGCTGCACTGGAGCGACTGGCGGCAGGCAGGGTTGACGCCTGACGCCTTTTATAGGGGGATTTCGCGACCCGAAAATGATTTCGCAGTTTCGGAATTGCGTATTGGCGTCATTTTGCCGTAAGTCATTGGTGGCAAAGGCTTTACTGTGACGCAAGACGAAAATCATTTCGCGTAAGTGCGTATTTGGTCGTCGTAAAGCCTTGTGGTGTAGCAAGTTACGAGTGACGGAAAAAAATCAAGGAGGTTCGGATGAGCGATCTGAGGATCAAGGAAGTGATCGGCGGGGCGGGGACGGGGAAGACCACGATGATGGTCAGTGTCCTCTGTAAGGCCCTGGAGCGGCCCGAGGTGGGCGGCAATCCGTTTGCCCTGGGGTTTTCCAGCTTCACCCGAGCGGCCCGTGGAGAGGCCGCCAGGAGGGCTGGCGCGGCATGGGGCATGGACCCGTCGGTGCTGGAGAAGGAGGGCTGGTTTCGGACGGCACACTCGGTGGCGTATCGGCAGCTTGGGGTCCAGCGGGGCGAGGTCATCGCCGGGGGCAAGGAGGACGACAAATGGGTCTCCGAGGCCCTCGGGAGCGACGTGTCGTCGGCGTTCGATGACGAGGAGGAGGGCGGGATCCGGCTCTACGCGGGCGACCCGGTGGCGGCGGCGGCGCTGAACTACTGGAGTCTGGCGAGGAGTCTCGTCTGCCCCCTGCGGGACGTCGTCGAGGCCGATCAGAACCCCGAGGCGCCACCGGCCGACGAGGTCATCAAGCGGATCGAGAGCTACGAGCAGGCCAAGCGGCTGGAGGGGCGGATCGACTTCACCGACATGCTGGGCCGGTTCGTCGGCCTGCGGTTCGATCCGGCGACCGGGCCGATCGAAGCGACTCCCGAGGGCGCCGTCCCCGACAACGTCGTGGGGTGGATTTTCGACGAGGCACAGGACGCCAGCAAACTGCTCGACATGGCCTGCCGGAGGCTGGTGACCGGCGACGCCTGCAAGTGGGTATGGCTGGTCGGAGACCCGTTCCAATCTCTCCACTCGTGGTGCGGCGGGTCTGCGGAGCACTTCCTGTCGTGGGGGACGAAGGACCGGAGCATCATGCCCCGGAGCTACCGATGCGCCCCGCCGATTATGGCTCTGGGGGAGCGATGCCTTCAGCGGCTCCCTGACTACTGGGATCGAGGGATCGCACCGGCCGATCACGACGGGCGGGTCGAGGAGTCGGAGAACTACGAGGACGATCTGGCCGACATCGACCCGCGGGAAGAGACGCTGGTGATCGCGAGGACGAACCGCCATGTGAAGAACATCGCGGCGATCCTCGACGACATCGGCATCCCGTTCCGCAGGACGAAGTCCCGCGGCGAGACGCTCAATCGGGATCTGGGCATGGCGGGGCTGTGGAAGCTCCAGCATGGCGAAGCTGCGACCGCGGAGGAGTGGACTCACGCCATCGATTTGCTACCATCCAAGACCATCGACGGCAGGACATGGCTGACCCGAGGGAGCAAGTCGGCCTGGAACAAGGGGCTGAAGTCGCAGTTTGACTACATCTTCCCCGAGGAGATCGAGCGACTGGGGGCGACGACGCACCTTCAGGAGGCGATCAAGTCGGGTGCCTGGGGCGGCCTGTGTGACGGCGGGACCAAATGGACGAACGCCGCCAAGAGGTGGGGCATCGAGGTCGTCGAGAAGCCGAAGGTCAAGATCGGGACGATCCACAGCGTCAAGGGCATGGAGGCGTCGAAGGTGATTGTGCTGACGAGCGTCGGACGCAGGACTCGCGAGAGCGAGGAGGCTGACGAGCGTCGGTTTGCCGAGGAACGAAGGATCGAGTACGTCGCCTGCACGCGGGCGAAACACACGTTGGTCGTGGCGCACGACCCGAGAGAACGCTACCGCATGGAGTTGCCGGTATGAGCGACACCCTATTCCCCATCGCCCCCGACGAGCCGACGAAGCGAAAGCCCGCCCGCAAGGCGGCACCGAAGCCTGCGGAGGCTGCTGCCCCTGCCCTGCCCCCCCGCGAGCGGAAACCTGCGATCAAGCCGATCGGGCAGATCGACGGCGCGCCGTGCGACGGCCGGGCCTTCGGAGAGCCGTGCGGGACGACGCTTCGGGACATCTTCTACGAGGACAATGGCGAGTGGCTCACCGGATGCTGGGTGTGCGGCTGCGTCCGGTGGATGCCGGTCGTGCCTGGACACCTGCCGGAGCGATCGACGTTCGTCGTTCACGGCGGCCGATTCGACGGCCTGACGTTCGACGAGATCGCCGAACAGCCGCGAGGCATGGACACGATCCGTCTCTACGCCGGGGATGCGAAAAAGCCGACGATCCAGCGTGAGGCGAAAAAGTGGCTTGACGATCGGGCTGGGAATCAATAAGCTACCCGGCACGGCATTGGAGGCCGTCAGAATGTCCACGCTCGTCGTAACACGGAAGATCGGCGAAGCCGTCAGGATTGGCGACGACATCAAGGTGACTCTCATCCGCGCCAAGCGTGATGGAGCCTACCGCCTCGTCATCGAGGCCCCCCGGTGCGTGAAGATCCTCCGCGAGGAGATTTACAGCGGAGCAGCCAAATGAAAAGCGGAACGCTCGACGGATTTGTCGTGTTGGCGGCTATGGGGGTCTTCCTCTACATCGCGCTCGCCCAAACCGTATTTGCGTTCCGACACCCATGGGCAACCGACACCGAGCGGTTTCTGTACATGGGACGCGCGTTGACGTTCGGATCGGTCGATTACGCCGAGGCGCGGCCTCGGGAAACCAAGGACAAGGAGTGAGGGCCATGAAGGTCTATCGGGCTTACGTCAGTTCCAGCGACAGCAATCACTGGGTTGACGAGGGCGTTCGAGTGATGGTCGAGGGTGTCGAGTACGTTCGGATGGGTTCGACGACGCACGCCACTCTCGTCCCCTTCGAGAGCAACTACGGCGGAAGGTGGCGCGAGACCCGCGCCGAGGCGTTGCGCGACGTCGCCGCGGCGTTTGAGGAGCGTGCGGTCACCCTCCAGGCGAAGTCTTCGGAGATCCGCCTGAAGGCCGACGAGGCCGACCTGAACGTCGCGGTCGCCGTCTCTGGGGCCTCCGCATGAACGCCATGCTGCCATTCATGGCCTCAGAAGCTACCCCACTGGACACCGCAGTGGCCGACTTTGTCTCCCGGCTCCCCAAGGGCGAGGGACACGTCGGCTGCAACTACCTGTGGTTCGCGTTTGAACACGACCATCCGGCGATCGTCTCCCTCGAAGACTTCGAGGCTTCGGCCGCCAGGGTCACCGAGACCTCGACGGTCTACGGCCGTCGATTCATCGAGGGCGTCGATCCGGTGGGCGTGAAGGCTCTGTATCTGGAGACGTTCGCTTGAACCAGTCTCGTCGCTCATTTCTCGGTCTCATCTCCGCGGTCTCGGCGGCGGTGGCTTCCGGTGTTCGCATCCCAGCGAGTACCGAGGTCGCTGCCGCCGGGACTGCGCCGGTCAAGGGGCGTATCAAGCCCGTTGTGTCGGTCAAGGCAACGAAACTTGAGCGCGACCTGCGGAAGCTGCTGGAGCAGTACATCGTCATCGAGACCGAGGGGATGCAGTGCTTCGACGGGCCGACGCACTGGCGAGTTGTGTACCGCAAGGGCAATGGGGCGACGTCGCCGCTGGATGCCAACAGGAGCGACTGGGAGCGACTGCGGCCGACCGCCATAAAGCTGACCTCTTACGAACCGCACCCGTACTGGGTGGCAGGCAAGAAGCTCTACGCCCCGGTCGATCCATCCGACTACACCATCGAGGTGACGTGGGCATGAGCCACCGTGTCGAAACCATTCGCCGAATCAGCAGCGGCGACATTCGCGTCGATGTCGGGCCGTCACCGGAGAAAGAAGGCAAGGTGAGGCTGTCGGTGTTTTCGCAGCGATTCTTCGTCAGCGAATTGACCATGGACCCAGGCGTAGCCAATGAGATCGCCGACGCGATCTACGACCGCATCGTTGAAATCGAGATGGGTGAGGAGGACGACAAATGAGCGACCGCCTACCGAAAGTCATAGTGATCCGCGAGATATTCAGCGCTCTGAGTTCCGGCCGCGGTGAATGGCACCATGCGGTCAAGCCTCAGGACGGCATGGTTGATGTCGTCTACTACGAGAACGACATCCTCAGGAACTACATCAGCATCACCCTTGACTCGGCCGAGGCGTTCGCCGCCGCGATCGTGGCGTGTGCGAATGAGATGAGGGCTGCCGAACAATGAACCGCCGATCCTTCCTCGCCGCCGCAGTCGCCGCCCTGGCCGGATCGACGGTCGCGAAGGGCGCCGTCCTGCCGCTGACACTGCCCGACACCCCCGTCGAGCTTGCGAAGCAGGCGGGGATGGCGGTGCCGCCAGCAGCCGTGGCCGAGGCCGTGAAGCAGTCGGTCTCGACGCCCTACGGCATCCACCCGGCCCTGCTTGGCGGCGGATACCTCCGCATCCACGACCTGATCTACGAGAAGTTCGCCCGAGAGATGGCAAAGAGGATCGACGAGGAGTTCTGGGTGTCGGTGGACGCCTGCCAGAAGGCTCAGTCCAAGATCGCCCCTGCCTGCAAAAGGATCACTGGTTTCCCTGTTCGCAAGTTCACCCACTGAAGGAGGTTCCCATGTTGTTCGCGTTTTTTGGTGTCGGCCCGATGGAGATGGTGATCGTCGGCGGCATCGCCGTGATGCTCTTCGGCGGGCGGTTGCCGAAGGTCGCCAGGAGCGTCGGCCAGTCGATCGTCGAGTTCAAGCGCGGCTTCCTTGAAGTCGAGCAGGAGTGTGCGGAGATCAGCCGGAGCATCGAGGCGAAGGAGAAGGCCCGATGAGCAAGAAGATCAACGTCGCGAAGCTCCAGAAGGAAGCCGAGGCTGCTCGCGACGAGTGGATTGCAAAGGCCAACGTCTCCGCCCAGATCGGGCGATTGCTTGACAACAAGCTGCAAGAGGTGTCGGAAAACTCCTTGGATTCGATGTTCGCTGGGGCGGCGGATGGGAGGTTGACCACTGCAACGGCCGCGCCGGGGACAGCGCCGCTGGCGACTACCTCCGCGAGAAGTGTGGGGCGGCCGTGAAGGAGTGGCTCGACAAGGCGGCGGGCGAGTTGCCGCCGCTGCCGAAGCAGGCCATCAAGGCTCTCGTCTCGTCGTATCACGAAATGCTGGAGAGAGCCATCCGCGACCAGCTTTTCAAGAAGGCCCAGCGCGACGCAGCCGCGATAGCCGAGTCGATTGCTTTGGAGGTCACTTCCGAGCCTGAGAAGGAGCAGCCCGAATGATCATCGCACCCCCGCCGCCACCGCCGGTTCAGCCTCCTGCCATCGTGCAGACGATCGACGCCGTCGTTCAGACGCAGCAGCAGGGCCACGGCGGTAAGACGCCTGTCCCGACGAGGCCGCGGAAGAAGCGGTCCAGGCGCCTGACAAACGAGCAGCGGCGTTTCAACCGAAGGAAGCGCGAGTACCAGTCGCGAAAGGCGAAGAGGGCGAGGCGCAACAATGCCTGACAACCTCGTCACCGAGACGGTTCGGTTCGCCGTGGACGTCGAGATCAGCTACACGACCGAGGCGGCTCGCGCCTACTGCGTCTCGTCGGTGTGCCGAGACCTCCGCAGGTGCATCTACGCCGTCGGGGCCGGTCGCGACGGCCGGTACAGCATGACGAGCAAAGGAGCCGAGGAACTCCCGGCCGAGATCAGAGGCGACACGGACGTCGCTGGCTGAACGGGGCGACGCGATCGCCCGACGCAACGGAGGGATCCATGAAAGGCGATGTCATCGTCAGCCTGACCGTCAGTGAGATCGTCAGTTGCTACCACGTTGCGGGCCATCGCATTACCGCCTCGGAGGCGCAGAGGCTCAACCATGCCAGCACCTACCAGCGGGGAATCAGGACTCGATTCGATCAAGAGAGCGTCGGCGCGATCGGGGAAAGGGCATTTGCGAAGTGGCTGAACGTCTACAGCACGGACCCGATCAACACGTTCCACGACACACCGGACTGCGGTGATCGATTCGAGATCCGCTCGACCTCGTTCCCAGACGGGAGGCTGATTGTTCGAGACAATGACGCCGACGACAGGATTTACGTCCTGGCCCTCGTCGGCCTCGACGGCCGTGTCATCCTTCGCGGGTGGATTCGCGGCTCCGACGCCAAGCAGCCTAAGTGGATCTGGAATCCGAACGAAGTTCGACAGGCTTGGGGCGTCGTGCAGGATGCCCTCAATCCCATGAGTCAGTTGAAGGAAACAACGCCCAGGTAGTTTGCATCCGGCGACAGTCACCGGAGACGGGAAAACACACCGAAAAGGTGAGACCGGAGGTTCGACCCCTCCCCAGGGCGCTATGACGAAGACCTATCTGACCGAGTTCCGCGGAGCCATCAAGGGCAACGCTCGGCTGCGTCGAAAGATCGACCGACTTGAGGAACGGATTGCGTCAATCAAGGCGACCGTAGCCAAGCTCATTACCCTCGCCGACTTCAACGGCTTCGGGGATCACCCGATCACCGTGCGGGCGGCGGCAGAGATCGGCTGGGTGCGGATGACGCCGGAGCAGCGGACTCAACTGGCCGAGCAACTCAAGGCCGTCCACGGAGACACGCAGTGGAAGAATCCAAGCTGAAGCTCTTCGTCTGGACGGAGTTTTGCCCCGGCTACACGCCGGGGCTTGCATTCGCCCTGGCGTACACGAAGGCCGAGGCGAAAGCGGCTGTCGTGGCGATTTACGGCTGTGAGCCGAGCGAATGGGGCAAGTGTCGCGTTCACCGCGTCGAGTCTGGTCGGGCCGAAGCAATTGGAGGAGGGGCATGATGAATCTCAAGGACAAACGCATCCTGATCACCGGAGGCAACGGCTTCCTCGGTCGCGCCGTCCGGCGGGCGCTGCAGTCGAGGGGCGTGTACGCCTGCTGCCCGTCGAGCCACGACTGCGATCTGCGGTTTCAGTCGGTCGCGTCGGGCTATTTCCAGTTCCATTGCCCCGAGATCGTCATTCACCTCGCCGCCATCGTCGGCGGGATCGGCGCCAATCGCGAGCGACCCGCCGACTTCTTCCGCGAGAACATTCTGATCGGTATGAATGTCGCAGAACTCTGCCGTCGTTATCGAGTCCAGAATCTCATCAACATCGGCACCGCCTGCTCCTATCCGGCCGACGCTCCGACGCCGATCGAGGAGTCGTCGATGTGGTCGGGCTACCCCGAGCCGACGAACGCTCCTTATGGCGTGGCAAAGCGGGCCATGATCACGATGCTCGACGCCTACCGGGACCAGTACGGCCTTGAGTCGGTGACGCTGATCCCAGCAAACCTCTATGGCCCAGGCGACAACTTCGACCCCGAGACGAGCCACGTCATCCCGGCGATGATTCGGAAGATCGAGGAAGCGAAGCGAACAGGTGTCCCGCCGGTCTTCTGGGGCAACGGCAACGCCACCCGGCAGTTCCTCTACGTCGATGACGCCGCGGAGGCGATCGTGCGAGCCGCCGAGCGTGACATCGGCGAGACGGTCGTGAATCTGCCTGGCTCCGAGGAGGTGCAGATGCGGCAGCTTGCCGGTCTCATCGTCAACGCCTGCGGCTACGGCGGCAGCGTCACCTGGGACGGCTCGATGCCCAACGGCCAACGCCACCGCGCCCTCTGCGGCAAGCGTGCGAGCGACTGGCTGAATTGGTCGCCATCGACTACATTAGCCACCGGGCTAGCGAATACGGTCGAGTGGTGGAGGCAGCAGGGATGAGCGAGAAGAACTACGTCGAGATCGATACGACCTACGAGGTTTATTGCGCCATCGTGCGGGCGCACCAAGACAAGCTCCGCGTGTTCTCGTCCTACACGGGCGACGGCGAGGCCGACACGGTCTGGGGCTTCGACGAATCGGAGACTCCGATCCTTCACGCGAATACGCGGTGGGACGGCTACGACGAGGGGACTTATCAGAGGCGAAACGAGAAGCACCGATACCGGCTGTGTCTGCCGAAGGCCGAACAGTCGCATGCCCCAATCGACGACTGATGGCCGCCACTGCCCCGAGGATCATCCCGATGGGCTACACGCCACTGACGCGCCCGGCTGTGCCGAAGAGCCATCGGTTCGACGACCGCGAGCATCGCGACGGCATCGAGATCGTCGTGGCCCTGACCATCGCGCTCGTCCTGTCGCTCTTCTGGGGCAGCGCGATGCTGGCTATGAGGGACGAGGAGCCGAAGGAAGTCTTGAAAGCGGAGGTGGAGTGATGGCCCGTTTCTGGCTCAGTTGGCTTCAGCCGACCAACGACTCCCGCCCGCTCACCTGCCCGCCGAATCAATCGGTCCTCGGCTGGTGGGAGTCGGGGCTGTCTTACGAAGTGAACGACGACGGCGACGAGGTGGTGATGCCAGTTCTCTGTGCGATCGTCGATGCCATCGACGAGCAGGGGGCCAAGGCCTCCGTCCTCATTGACTGGCCGGAGGCCGAGGGCTGGCGGTTTGTGGTGCCATTGAGGGGCGAATGGTCGCTGTCTGATCGATTCCCGCTGGCGGATTGGATGATCGAGAGACTTGGTGGGGTAAATGATGAAACAAGCGATGCTGTTTATGTTGCTGGCGTGCGCCGTGGGGTGCGGCGGAATGAACGGGCCAGTCACCGTCACGACAATTGACGGGAAGGAGTTCCCTGGGATGCGGATCACCGGAGGCGGCACGGGCTATATGCGATACGTCGGCCCCGACGGACGACGTCTCCACGTCGAGGGTGCGCACTACGCGATCGAGGAAGTCCAGGCAGAGAGGCACACACCTTGACCCGCAAAAAAGAGAAGCCCCAGCGCAAGAAGCCAAACCCACCACCGCCGCCCGAGGGCTACTCGGCTAAGACAAAATCGCAGCAGAGCGCTCTCGATCTCATTGCCCGTTCGACGATCACGTTCGTCCTCGGCCCGGCCGGGACGGGGAAGACGCACCTAGCCAGCGGGTATGCGGTGCAGCGGCTCCTCGATGGAGCAGTTGAGAACATCGTGATCACGCGCCCCAGTGTGGCAACGGAGCAGTTGGGGCATCTGCCCGGCAGCGCCGAGGAGAAGGTGGGACCGTACCTCATCCCGTTCTTCGACGCCCTGGAGCGGATCGCTGGG